ATATTCCATTCAGTAGGATTCCAGTTATTTACTATAAATGCAAATGGTAAATATAGGACTACTAATAAGGCAATAATATTGCCAAGCATTTGTAAGATTAATTTCATATTAGAATGGTAAATCTTTTTTGTAATTACCTCCGTCTGGTTTCCATGTATCCATTGTTACATAGAAATCTGATTGATCTGGAGACGTTGTCTTTTTTGTCTTGATTAGGATGTTAACCCAACCTTTGTTGTCTTTAGCCCATTCGTTCATTTTTTTTAAGTCATCTGGTCCGAATGATACTTTCTTAAAAGAGCCATAAGCTGATTTCATTGTTTGGCATCTGCCTAAGAAATCTTCGTTTTTTGTTGTTGCCATGTTATTTGTTTTATGATTAAATACTTTTCTTTAATTCCTGTTTTAGCTTCTCTAAGTAAAGGACTGCATCCATAAGTTCCTGTTGTAAATGCTCTACCCAATCCTTAGTGTTTAAGTCGCTTCTATCTAGGTTGGTTCCGTATTTAGTAAAGCCTATGTTTGCTCTATCTTTATACTTCTCTATTACTGATGAAACTACTGAATCTAAATTATCCATTCTTTCTGTATTCGTTAACTAATTTCTTTATAAAAGGTCTATACTTTAATTCAATAGCATAGTCTTTTAATATCTCCTCAAAAGTAACAATAGTTTCTTCTGAAACAAATTCTTTTTGCTTTTTAGTTACTTTAGGTGCTTTTAGTTCTTTGTTTTCTAATTCTATATTTTCCATATTATTTGTTTTATCTACCCTGACCTCTGTAATCCTTTGGTTTAGGGGAGTGTTTGTTATAAGATTTTTTTGCTCTACCCATTTTCCTTTTGCCGAAGTTCACCTTCTGAGAACTCGTAGTCTTTGCTTTCGCCATCGTTATTAAATATTTTTACAATTATTGATTCATCTCTAACCTGCTGACATATCATTGCAATACCTCCTGCTATTGCTAAGTTAGTAAGGAAACTCATCTGGTCAGGGCTTATTCTATCACCTATAGCTTTTACTTCACAAGCTATAAACTGACCATACTTTTTAGAGTAACCAATCACATCAGGTACTCCTTTCCTTCCTATGAATGATCTACCCTTAACTGCTAGATTATTATTCCTCCAAACATCATTACCTCTGCTCTTTAAATATTCTAGCATCATCTTGGTTAAACCACTTGCTGTCATGTATGCCATGAACCAAAATTACAATATATTATTAATATATTTAATCGTAACGAATGAACTCAGTCATATGCATCTTCACAAATCGTACTTTATCCTTGTATTTTAGCTTACTAATCTTAAAGTATCTACGAGCTTTTTGACGTAGTAAATCTGCTCTCATAAAGTATATTCTATGCCTAATATCTAAGTTAATTGCAAAGAACTCTACTCTCATATCTGCTATACCTGATGGCTTACCATCCCTTTCATACTCCAACCATATATAACCTCTTTGTAAGGCTTTTAAGTCTGTGATGACCATTATCTTAGTATTCTTAGCAAATAGCCTTAATGCGTTATATGTACCATCCTCATATTTTGCTAGGTCTATTTCGAACTTTCTTTTGTTTCGGTAGTTTCCTGGATTCGGTTTCTCCATCGTATTTGTGTATTATGTTACTTACTTTTTCTATAGTATCCATTAAGTCTTTGTCGTTAGCTTGTCTAGTCATCTTTATTTTAATGACGGCATCTCTCATTAAGATGTATTGCTCTTCCATGTTATTTGTTTTGGTTATAAGTTTGGTAATAATAATGTTTTGCTGCCGATTCTATATCGCCTGACAATAGTTTTACACCTCCATAGTAAGCATCTATTATCTGCTTTTTTTCTTTTTCAAGATAAGGTTCAATTTCCTTTAAAATGTTATAAGTATTCATCAAACTAAACTTTGTAGCATTAATTTGAATATGATCAACTAACTCTTGCATTGCTGTTTTCATAGTTATTGGTTATGGTTATTTAGCTTAAAATTCAAATCTGCATTTTTATACATTAATTCTTCACTTAGTCTTTTATATTTCTGCTTGGATTTTAATGTTTGCTCTATTACTATTTTTAAGTTTTTTATATATTCATCTTGTCTATTTCTTTCTCCATTTTTACGAAGAACTTTATTTTCATCTTCAAGTTCAGCAATTTGACTTTGTAATACTCCTATTTCAAAATTTGCTTCCCTAAGTTGCCTGTGCAAATCAGAAATTACTTCATCTTGACTGTAAATTCTTTTAACTTGTAAAAGAACTTCTCTATCTACAAATTGTTTCATAGTTATTCGTTATGGTTTTGTATGGTTATAGTTTCTCCTATAAATCTTAAAGGAATGTTTGTTGTTATGCCATGTCTATTCTTTTCTACCTTGCATATAACAAGCCCATTAGGATGGTATTCCTTACCCTTAATCTCTACTGACTCTTGCATCTCATAGTATTCAGGTCGCATAAGCATCACTACAATGTCAGCATCTTGCTCGATTGATCCTGATTCTCTAAGGTCAGAAAGTTGTGGTATTTTATCAGCCCTTTCTTCCACTCTTCTGCTTAACTGAGACAAGGCTATAATGGGAACTTCTAGTTCTTTAGCTAACGCTTTTATGTTTCTACTTATTGTGCTAACCTCTTGCTCTCTATTTTGGTTAGACTTTCCTTGACCTGACATTAGCTGTAGATAATCTATAAAAATCACCTTAATGCCATATTTCTGCTTTAAAATGGTAGCTTTAGCCCTTAACTGACTGATATTTAACCCACCAGTATCGTCTATGTAGATAGGTGCTTGGATTATCTTGTCATCAGCCTTCATAACTACGTCTTTTTCATAGTCATTCAAAATATTCATTCTAAGCCGTTTTAAGGGCACTTGTGAGGTTATTGACTCTAACCTTTCAACTAGCTGTTCGGAGCTCATTTCGAGGCTAAAAATAGCCGTAGAAACGTTTTTTAAGATAGCTAAGTGATAAACCGAAGAAAGCATGAAGGCAGTCTTACCTGCACCTGGTCTAGCAGCTACCACAACCATGTCAGGAGCACACCATCCACCAATGGTAGTATTTAGATCGGTAAATCCTGTATCAAACCCTAATAACTCACCTTTATTAGCCATGTCTCTTTTGGTTATTACTGACATAACTATCTGATCTATAGTCTGTTCGTAGATATTACCAAACTCTTGTAAACCCAAAAGTTTACTAATTAGTGAACTTATTGACTCAAGTGATTCAGTATCAGGGTGTAGGAACTCACTAGATTTTTGTATCAGGGTTAGGTAGGCTTGACGTTTCTTATACAGCTCAACTACCATCTCAATATGAGTGTTAAGATGGTTAGTGTGTACGATGTTGTCAGTTAGCTTAGATAGATAGTAAGCACCACCTACTTCATCCATAGCTTTGTCACCTTGTAGTTTTTGGGCTATAGTGGTGATGTCTATAGAAATATGCTTGTCAAACATTGATTTTATAGTAGAAAATATCTTCTTGTGTTTAAGGTCATAGAAAACATCTTCGTTAAGCAATCCAATTACCAATGGTAAAGCATTCTTATCTATTAATAATGATCCAAGTATATTCTTTTCTAGTTCTAGGTTTTTAGGTAGGTTAGTAGCTTCTATCATTTAAATTTTAATTTAGGTGGCTTTTGACTTGGATGTATAAATTCTATTTTAGTATCAGTTATAATCTCATCATTAAATGATTTGTTATTCAAATATGTTTCAGGATTCTTTCTAAATTTCTTATCTAATTGTGAATGCTTATAAAGCACAGTATGATCTATAGCTTTTTGTCTTTCTTCATTAGATAAAGCATTCCATTTCTTTTCTAGCTTAGTTTTATCACCTACCTTCTTGTCATATAAATCCCACCAATCACCAAAAGATATATTTATATGTTTATTAACTGTATTTATAATTGTATTTATAACTGGTATAGGTCTGGCAATTTCATCAGATCCATTTGGCAAATCTGCCAATTCGATTTGACTATTTTGTAAAAACATAGATTCATCCTTAAAAGCATACCAAGTCGTTCTATCATAGCTCATTTTGTTATAGTTGCCTTTAACTAAAACTTCCTGTTCTACTAAAGAATCTAAAATCCTACGAATTTTATGCTCATTCCAATAAGGATATATTTCTACAAAAGCTTTATGGCTATTGTAAGTCCAAACTCTACCATCATAAACATGCTTTCTATTAGCCTTATTTTTGGTAATCCAATGTCTCATATTACCTATTAATATGGCTTCTTCTAAACCATATTTTTTTGCGTGTTCTATATCAAAACTATGCTCCATATTTTATATAATCTTTTATCCAGTTAATATCATGTTTATCTAAGTTGAACCATTCTCCTCTTATTCTTTTTTCTG